TCCCGGTGGCTTCCAACGGCGGCCCCCGCGGGCCCAGCATCCAACCCCTGCCGCGTTCAGGCGACATCCAGTTGACCCAGATCGTCCTCCAGGATCTGCGGATGAACATCAAGCGCACCCTTTTGGATGACTCTCTGCCGCCGGACAATATGTCGGCCAGGAGCGCAACGGAAATCGTCGAGAGGATGCGCGAACTGGCGACCAACCTGGGATCGGCCTTCGGTCGGCTCATCACCGAGACGATGGTCCCATTGGTGCGGCGTTCGATGGCGATCATGGACTCTGCCGGCCTGATTTCCCTGCCGCTCAAGATCAACGGCCTCGAGGTCAAGATCGTGCCCGTCTCGCCCCTGGCGAAGGCGCAGAACATGGACGACGTGCAGGATGTCCTCCAATGGTTGCAGGTCGCGTCGAGCCTCGGCCCCGTCGGCCAGGCGACGGCCAAGATGGACGCGATTTCCGATTACGTCGCCGACAAGCTGGGCGTGCCGATGCAGTTGAGGACGGACGACGACGAGCGTATGGAAATGGAGAACATGATGCAGGAGATGATGCAGCAGCAGATGGCGGCGGCGCCGCCGGAAGGGGGCCCCGTTGCCGGTGCGTAAAACCAGGAGCGGCGGCTACAAGTGGGGCTCCAAGGGCAAGGTCCATGCGACCAGGGCCGGCGCCCGGCGGCAGGCCAAGGCGGCCTACGCCTCGGGCTACGGAAAGCAGAAAATGCCCAAGCGGAAGAAATGACGGCCAAGGTCGTCGATATCAATACCCCCGGATGGGAGGGCGTCAACGCCGCCTCGCCGGCACCGCCGCCGCAGTCGGATACCGAGCAGGGCGCCCTTGACCGCGCCATCAACAGGATATTCCAGACCGATGACGGCGCCATGATGCTGGAATGGCTCGAGGGTGCCTACCTGTCGCAGCCGTCGTGGGCGCCTGGATTTCACACCGATTTTGGGTTTTTTCGCGAGGGTCAGAACACCTTGATCCGCGAGATGATTCTTAGAGCCGAAAGGGCGAAGGATGGCAGATGAAGTAGAAGTAGAAGAAAAGGCAGAACCCGCGTCCGACGAGCCGGCGCCGGAGGGATTGCTGGCGGACATGGATGAATCGGACGAGGGCGCGAAGGAGCCCGACGGTGAGCCGGACCATATCGACAAGGCGGCCAGTGGCGACAAGCCCGAATGGCTGCCGGATAAGTTCTGGGACGATGATGCCGGCCCCGACTACGAGGCGCTGGCGAAGTCGCAGAACGAACTCTACAAGAAATTAAGGGCCGGCAAGCACCTGGCGCCGGACGAAGGTGAGTACGACCTCAAGTTCATCGGCGAACGTATTCCCGAGGACGACGACCTGCTGACCAGGTTCAAGACCATCGCCACCGACCGCGGCCTGACCCAGGACGACTTCGAGCAGATCGTCGGCATGGTGCTGGAAACCATGCCGGAAAACAAGGAAGCGCCCGAGGAGAAGTTCGACCGCGACGTCGAGGTCGCCAAGCTGGGCCCAAAGGGCGAGGACATCATCACCGGCATCGAGAAGTGGGGGAAGCACCTGGTGGAGAGCAAGGTCTGGACGGGCCAAGACTACAACGAATTTCAGATATGGGGCGGCACCGCGGAAGGCGTCCGCGCCTTGACGCGCCTACGGCAGTTTTATGGCGAGAAGACGATCCCGGTCCACGCCGTTCCCGATGGCGACACCGCCCTGACGGACAGTGAACTTCAATCCATGATGGCCGATCCCAGATACGAAACCGATGCCGGCTACCGGCAGAAAGTTTATCGCATGTTTGAACAGCACTATTCTTCGGATGATGGCGTGACCCCTGAATTGACCTGATCTCTCCCCGGCGGCGCTTTTTTCCTTTCGGCGCCGCTAACTTCCCCCCCCCGCTTGGCTTCGGACAGGCGGGGGTTTCTTTTGCCGGCGTCGTATGAAGGCAATTGATTAGCAAAAGCCTATTGACAATTTTCACGCGCCGTGTTTTTAAATGGCGTGACCCTACCTCGGTCCTCTTCCGAGCCGGTCGGTGAGGGCGGCAACCTAGCCGCAAGCCGCAGCCGGACGAACTGTCCCTACCTGCCAGGCGCTTTTTTGAACTCTTGGAATGGAGTAGGGAAATGGCTGTTTCTCTCTCAACTAACTTTACCAAGCTGTTTGAGGCCGAGGTCAAGCAAAGCTACCAGGCCGCCAGGAAATTGGCAGGAACGGTAAGAAGCCGCACAAGCGTCGTCGGTTCAACTGTTCAATTCCCGAAGATGGCCAAGGGGCAGGCAACCGTTCATATTCCGCAGACCGACGTGGTCCCGCTTTCGATTACGCACTCGAACGTCACCGCGACCCTCTCGGACTATGCCGCGCCCGAATACACCTCGATCTTCGACCAGCAGAAGGTGAACTACGACGAACGCCAGGAATTGGTATCCCTCCTCGGGCATGCCATCGGGCGTCGTATGGACCAGATCGTTCTCGACGCGCTGTCGGGATCGAGTTCTTCGCTCACCGTTGCGAATTCGATTGGCGGATCGAATACCAATCTGAATTTCGCAAAAGTGCGGGAAGCCTCTCGTCTGCTCAACGGCAAGAATGTTCCGCAGACTGATCGTTACATGGCCATCCACGCCGATGGTCTCGCAAGCCTGTTGTCCGAAAGCCAGGCGACTTCCGTCGATTATGTTTCCGCCAAAAACCTCATGTCTGGAAGCATGGAATCTTGGATGGGTTTCAAGATGATCATGTTCGGCGACATGGACGAAGGCGGTCTTGCCATCGACGGCAGTTCTGATCGGACGTTCTTCGCATGGCACAAGGATGCAATTGGCTATGCCGAGGGAATAGGGCTGAAGACCGAGATCAACTATGTGCCGGAGAAGGCTTCATGGTTGACCAACGTCCTTTTGTCCGCTGGCGCAGCGGCCGTGGATGCCGAAGGGATCGTAATCCTGACGGCCCGTGAATAGGAGGTATTTATGGCTTACGCAGCAGCAGGACTTCAACCTGTCGGCGGCCAGTCGAAGGCCGGCGACGCTCCTCAGATCTGGAGTTACACAAGCACCGATGCCCAGACGGTGATCCGGGCAGCGGGCTACTTTAACGATGCGTCTACTTTGCTGAAGGTGAACGATGTGATCATGTGTGCATCGGCCACCGGAGGGACGCCGGTTCTGGTGTGGAGTTACGTGAACTCCAATGCCTCGGGCGTCGTGGATATCACCGACGGATTGGTTATCACCGCAACCGATTCTGATTAGATGATTTAGCCGGGGGGATTGGGTTCCCTCCGGCAAATCTCTCGAGACTTAAGACTGAACTAGGGGCTCGCAATGGCAACTGCCGATACGGATGTGACCATTTGCAGTGCGGCCCTTCAATTGCTTGGCGAGAATACGATCACCTCGTTTGCCGACGGCACCACCCAGGCCGGCATCTGCTCACAACTCTATCCAGACACCAGGGACCAGGTGCTTGCCCTTTATCCCTGGTCTTTCTCTTTGAAGAAAGTCGACCTCCAGCGGTCCTCCACGTCGCCCGTCAACGAATGGAATTACGCCTATCCGATGCCGAGCGATTCCCTGACGCTGGTTCCGAGGGCGGTGTTCAGTTCCTCCGCGGTCGGGGCGGTGCCGATCACCGGCGGATGGGAAATCTACGACAGCGAAGTCCAGACCAATCAAGCCGCCATCACCATCGACTACCAGGCGCGGCCGTTGGAAGCGGAAATGCCGACGTATTTCATCAGGCTCCTTACCTATGCCATGGCCATGCACCTGGCCGAGCCGGTGACGGACCAGCTTACGAAGGCCCAGCATTGGGAACGAATCGCCTTCGGCAATCCCGCCGACGACGGCAGGGGAGGGTTCTTCCGGCAGGCCACCGGCATCGACGGCTTGGGTTCCGGCACCGTTGCCATCGAGGACTTCCCGCTGGTGGATGTGCGGACGGGGTAGGCCATGCCGCGTGTCATCAAGGTGCAGACGAATTTCGCGGTCGGCGAGATAAACCCTGAACTTCGAGGCCGCATCGACCTGCGACAGTACGAGTCTGCACTGGAGCGGGCGCGGAACGTCATCTGCAAGCCGCAGGGATCCGTAGAGCGGCGGCCTGGCCTGAAGTACGTCTTCACGATTCCATCCGCCACCTCTCCCGAAAATGGAATCCGCCTGGTGCCCTTCGCCTTCTCGACCTCCCAGACATATATGATGCTTTTCTCCGGCACCCGGATGTCTGTCTTCAAGGACGGCACCCTTATCACCAACATCAATTCCAGCGGCAACGATTATCTCGACGTGTCCTCCGGCGTCGCCGGCGTCACCGACGGCATCACGTCGGCGCGGCTGGCCAACCTGTGGTGGACACAAAGCGCCGACACCCTGTTGCTGTTCGAGGAGACGATGGCGCCGCTGAAGATCGTGCGGGGCGCCACCGACGCGACGTGGACCGTAGCCGACATCACCTTCGACAACCTTCCTAAGTATGCATTCACCCTGACGACGTCGACGCCGGCTGCGACCCTGACGCCCGACAAGACGGATGGCAGCATCACCCTGACGGCCGGGTCCGCCGTCTTCCACGATGGCCGCACCGGCACCGCCCAGGCCGGCGGGGCGTCCACCATCACTTTGGATTCGGGTGCGCTTGCGACCAACGACATCTACATAGGCGCCATCGTGAAGACCACCGGCGGCACGGGGTCCGGTCAATCGCGGGTGATCTCCGATTATGTCGGCTCGACGAAGGTGGCGACGG